CGATCCCGTCAGCAATGATGTCCGCGATGCTGTCGCGGGTGGTCTGCTCGATGCCAACGATGTGCTTGGCGCCGTTGACCTTTACAACGGATACAAACTCTGGTCGGGTGATGTTGGTGATGCCGTGGTACTCCTCGGCGAGTTTGACCCCAACATCATAGGCTTCCTTCCAAAGTGGTATAAACATGGCCTGCAGCTTCTTGGATTCAGCATTCCAGTCCAGCAGCCCAGCGGCCACGCTGTCAGCAATGCGAATCTGCTCGGCCTCCTCCAGAGCGTTCCAGAGGTCCATATCCAGCGTCCCATCAGGGAGCAGGTATTGACTCAGCTCATCAAAGGCAGGTGTGTCCTCCGCTTTCTGGCTGAGCCCCAGGGCCTTCTGAACCGCTGACCGCTGCTCGGCGAAATGCCGCGAGATTGCCGCCTCGAAGGACTTACTGTGTTTCCGCACAGCCTGTTCCTCGCGCTGAAGCATGGCCGTGACGCTCGACGGCAGGGACTTCTCACCCGGAACCGGGGCTGTAGTATCGAGGCCGTCCTGCAGGATGGCTTGCGACACCTTGGCCGGGTCGTCGCTCTCCCGGAGGAACAGGTCGGTGATGGAGGTCTTATACACATCGCCGCCCTCAATACCGGGGCGGCCCAGCAGCTCGCGGGACTCGTTCTTCGTCAGAAGCCCGGCGTCCCACCCCTCCAGCGCCACGGCCTTGTCGAACTCCTTGTCGTAGGGGATGACCGGGTCAAACTCCCACACGAGGCTGTCGTCGCCGAACATCGAAAGGAGCTGCATATTGAGTGCCTGCTGCCGATTGCTGATGCGGGGCATCAGCACGTTCTTGGCATAGATGTACTGAGCGGCGTCCGCCGTGGCCCGGTTGCTGTTTTCCGTGATGCCCATGATCTCTCTGGGCACACCGAAATGCTCCAGCACGGCGTCCCGCATGGCAAGCCGGCTCTCAAGAAAGCCCATGTCCTTGCCGTGCGCATCCCCCAGCTTTTCAACCCTCACATCCCCGCCCAGGGCCGCCATGCGGTGGCTTTTGTCTACGCCCCGGTGCTTTTTTTCCCAATCGGCTGTGAAAACGTCGAGCTGCTCCTTTGTGGCGCCCGGTACTACAAACACAAACGGCGGGGTGGCGTCATTGTAGAAGAACCGCTTTTGGAACTTCGCCGCATATTCGTCGATCTCCACCTCATCGGCTACACTCTCCGCCACGCCCAGGCCCCGCATGAACGGGTCCAGCGGGTTAAGCTGTTTCATCACGAACATATCATCCACCGACACGGTCATGGTCAGCCCGCTCTGGGATGTGATCAGGTACCCCGGATTGCCGAGGTACGGAGTCATCTTGACCCAGTGGGGAGGCACGTTCCACAGTTCCACCGGGCGTTCGTATTCGTCCCGCTCGACAAGCATGAAGCTCTCGCCGACAAGCATCAGGTAAATCTCGTTGAGCCGCCACATGGCAGAACTGGTCATCTCATAGAGCGGGTTGGGCTGCGCCATCAGGTCAAGGAACGGATGCTTCGTGACCTCAGTCTTGGAGCCGTCCGGGGCAACGCGGTACAGATGCCCGTTGAGATTGGCAAGGTCGCTCGCGATCCTCTCCACCACCGCCAGACGTGGGCTCTTTGAGAACATCTCCAGCCATTCGGCGGTGTTGCGGGAGGGCGGCCGCGCCCAGCGGGAAACAAAGCTGCCGTCACGCCGGTACTGGGCACTCACTTTTTGCCTTCCACGAATAATGTCGAAAAGTCTCATATTTCACCTCAGTAAACGAACGAGTAAGCAAAAGGCTGCTGCCCGGTTTCGATTTCTAAAAACGCATTTGCGGATGCGTCCACCATGTCCTTGAACTTCCCATCCGGGAAATTCTCCAGTTGGAGCAGATACGGCTCGTTCCCTTCGCCGGCGAGGATGTCGAAATTGCCCGCCTGCCACTGGGCGGCCATGGGCTCCGCTCTGGTCGCCTTGCTGCCGGACTCCAGTTCGGTGGTCACATTGAAGCCAGACAGGAATTTGATGTAGGACTCCGCCTGCTCCTTTCCCGCTTGTCCGGGGTCCTGTGGGAGCCGGATGCGCACATCGCCGTATTTGTCCCGGTCCATTTGCGCCGTCATTAGAATGGTCTTGCGCACATCGGAGGCTGCCATCTGCCTGTTTACCACATCCGCGATGATATACCGCCCGTTGCTGCGCTTGCCCATGAGGACTCCTGCGGTATAGGCGGGGTCACCCTTCTGTGTTTTCTCGGATGCCGCCAAGTCCCAGCACCGCACCCAGCGCACAACGTCCGTAGGCACGGCGTCCAGTCTTTTTCCAAGCTGGGTGCGCTTGAAGAACAGCCCGGCGGCAGCTTTGATTTTCCAGTTGCCGTGCAGGAGCCGTTCCCGCTCCACGAGGGCCATGGCCTCCAGATTGGCGAGGTAGCCGGGGTCCTTCTCCAGCAGGAGTTTGTTATCGTAGACCGAAGCGGCAATAAAGGTAACGGACTTGGGCTTGTCCCGCTCCGTCTTTGTGGTGAGATTGAACCGTTCCCACAGTTCTTCGCGGGTGTCGGCCCAATGGATGACCTCCTCAATTCGGATGAACCAGCGGATTACCCCGCTGCGCTCCGGGATGGCATATCCTGTTTTCGGGTCGATCCACCACTCGATAAACTTGGCAACCCAGCTGTCAGGGTCGGGGTTGCATGATGCTCGCGTATACGGCTTTACGCCACAAAGTGAGCGATTTCGGGAGAACATATAAAAAAACGTCTTTTCGCTGAAGTGGGTCAACTCATCGAAATACAGGGCGCATATTTGGCTCCCCTGCCATTTTCCGAGGTCTAAATCCCGCTCGATATGTTTGAAGCTGACCTTGGAGCACGTTCGGCCTTTGGGGTTCATGAACTTCCACTGGCATCTTCCCAGGACTGGGACAGCATTCGGAAGGCCCGTATACAGATCGAGCGAAGTGTCCCACAAACCACCCTCGGAGAATATCTGATTGTGGTTCTTGCGGAAAAACACCGCACCGAAACCCTGCACATGGGTATAGTGGAGCGCGTCCAGCAGCATACCGTAGGTCTTTCCGCCGCCGGCCGCGCCGCCATAGATCACCACATCTGCCGGAGAGGACAGAAACGCCTCCTGCGGTCCCGGCTGTGGTCTGATCTCCTTGTCCATACACTATCCCCCTCTTCCGTTGTCGGGCAGGTAGATGTGTACGGCCTCCTTTTCCCCTTCTTCAGAGCCAGACGCCTCAGCCGCAGCTTTCTTTGTTTCCAGCTCCTGCCTGAACCGCAGTTCTTCCTTTCGCAGTTTCAGCTCCTGCTTTTTCATATCCAGATGGGGGCTGTCCCCGCCGGTATCCCGAATAAACTCGGCGGCCCGGACATCGCCCCGGATTGCTTTCAGAAGAATACCGGCCAGCATCACATCCTGATAGGTGGCGTCCTCCACATCGATGCCGAGCGCCAGCAGCCGCGGCGTGACCTTCTCCACGAACTCCTGCTCACTGACGTCCAGGCCGGCACCCAGCAGGGCATTCAGCGTCTGCCGCATGGTTTTTCTCCGCCGTCTGGCCGCCCCGGACGCCACGCCGCCCTTCTTGCCGTTTTTCACGGCTTCATCATGGCTTTGGTCGCTGGTAAACGGTATTAGATTCTTCTCATTTGCCATACCACCACCTTCCCCCTATACGCCCCCTTCGCGCCATATAGCTGGCATTCCATCAGACTGGCCATCCCTGGAATTCCTTGGCCTCTTGTTCAGCAATATCTGCCTTGGCCTTCTTGATGCGCACCTCGGCCTCAAGCGCCTCCCGCTCCAGAGCATCGTTGCGGCCAGCAGCCTTGTCCCGAAGGTACTGTATATAAGCCTGGGTGGATTTCACCACGTTATAGCGTTTCCCGGCGGGGGTATCCGTTTTCTTCAGCACGCCATCTCTGGTGAGTTGGCTGATGCTCTGGGCGGACAGGGTCAACAGTCTCGCCAGGTCTTCCGCCTTGCAATAGCCGGGGGTTTCTTCAATCGTTCCGTTTCTTGGCAACTTTATCGCCCTTTCTGAAAAATAGCAGCACAAAACAGGCGGACGGCCCAAATCGGAGCCGCCCGCCGTCTCGCCGGTTATGTTTACATCTGGTGCCGATGGATGGTGTCGAGGATGCGCTCCTGCTCATCCGTGCCCACGCCGATACTCTCCAGTGCCTCCCGCGTCCCGCAGTCCGGGCAGATGGGGCCGCTGTTGTCCCTGGCCATGGCCGGGCGCTCGGTGTATGTCCGCCCGCACCTGGGGCAGACGTGTTCGCTCACTGTTTTGCCGCACATAAAACTGCCTCCCCTTTACTGTCTGCGTATGCATCCAGCAGGATGCGCGGGTCAAAGCCAAAGCTCCGATACCCTTGGGCGCAGATGATGAAGTAGGAATTGCTGGGCGTTCCGAGGGGCCTGTCCGCATACATGGCGTAGGCGAACCCCTCCAGGGTGCGCACCTCGCTGGAGCCGGCCAGCGTCACCTCCAGTTCCATGTCCATCTTGCGGTAGAACACGGGGTACCCCTCGTAGCGGTCGAGGCTGCGCTCATCCGCCGCTGTGACCTCCCACACCGCCACTGGCACCCTGCCTCCCTCCCATGGTTCAATGGTGAGGTAGGAGCCGGTCTTGCTCCCCTTGAACAGCAGGCGGTAGTTCTCGATGACTGCGGTGCCGACAACAGTCGCCCCAGGGCAGCGGCCCCGCATCTGCGGGAGGTTGAGGTTGCTGCCGTAGGCAATGTAAAACCTTTTCGCCATTTCCGATCCGTCCTTTCCGAAGGGTATCCCTTCTACCACCTGAAGCCCGCTTGTGGCGGGTTAGGTGGGACTTGGGCGGGGCGGTTGGATCAGGCGGCATTCCCGTTTCGGAAGGCCGCGTTCCCGGCGAGGCGGCGGGTCAGGAGGTCGCGGGCGGTGGCGAATTCCTCTCCGATGAACCCCAGCCGGAGGAGCCAAGTCCTCATGGCGTACTTGGGGTTGTCGGTCTGCTGGGGTTTGGGGCTGGCGCTCTTGAGGCTCTTGGCCATCTGGCTGAGGGCCAGGCAAAGCTGGATGTAGCTTTTCAGCTGTCCGGCGTGGAGGCCGTTTTTCTTGCCATTCGCGGGGGCGTCGAATTGGAAAAGGCGGAACTCAATCGTGCCCTTGGTGAAGGTGGCGTGGAGGTTGAGCATATGGTAGCGGCTGTCGTTGTAGTGTTGGTCGCGGCCCCAGGAGGCTCCGTTGCCGCTGTACCAAATCTCAGCGAGGTCGGCCATCGTGGTGGGCTTTTGCCGGTTCAGCTTGTCCAGGAAGGCGGGGTTCACCGTTTTGCAGTAGTGGCTCATCCGGCCCCGGTCGAGGTTGAGGGCGTCCGCCAGGAGGCGTTCATGGCTGGCCATGATGTTGGCCAGGTTCCGCAGGCTCTGCGGGGTGTGGCCCTTGGCCCCGATGTGGATGTGAACTCCGCACCCCCTGGTGGCGTCGCTCTTGGCGCCGGCCTTGCGCAGGTGCCTCACCAGCCCCTGGAGGAGGTCCATGTCGGCGTAGGTCAGGATCGGAGTGACCATCTCGCACTTTTCGCTGTCCGGCCCGTGGATGCTGACGTCCTTCTGGAATTTCCACTCGCGGCCCTGGGCGTCCCAGGTGGACCAGGTGCTGTAGCCGTTCCGGCGGGCGGTGTCCTGCCAGCGGCCGGTGCCGAAGAACTCAGCGGCCAGCTTGGCAGCCTTGCTCCGCTCGATGCTGTTCATCTCGACCTCGACCCCGATGGTCTGCTTCTTCATCTCGGCGACCTGGTTCATCAGCTTCTCGTTCATTTTGCTGTCCTCCGTTTGTTGTGTTTTCCCTTTCGGTAGTGTATTAATCACTCTAAACGGAGATAATAGCAAGTTAATTCGATCCATAAAGTACACAAGGATTCGGGGGCCGTTTTGGTGTATTTACACCGGCTTTCCCGCTCCTGTTCTTCGGCAGATGTCTTTGCCGTAGACCACGTTCAAGCCGCTGCCGTTGTCCCAGCGAACCATGATGGAGCCGGTATCATCCACACCCAAAACCGTACCGAAGGTGCCGGCGGGCGGGGCTTGAGGATCATCCATCTGCACCAGCTCCACCCGGCAGCCCGTCGGGTATCTCAGGCGGACCCGCTCGACAGTCTCTTTACTTGGAAGTCGCATCGCTCGGTGCCTCCTTTCTGGCTCCGGCCTTGAATGCGCCGTTGCCGGTGAGATTGCGGAGCAGGATTTTCCGCTCCGTCTTGTACTCGGCCCCAATAAAGCCCAGCCGCAGGAGGAAACACCGGAAGGCGTACTTGTCGTTGCCGGTGTCCTTTTCCCTGGCGGTGATGCGCTTTTGGTTTCGGGCCATGTCGCAGAGAGCGGCGATCAGGTGGGTGTATGCCTTGACCTCCTCAGCGGTGGCCTCGCCGCTGAACCAGGGGAAGGAGACCGTGTCGGCCTCCACTT